TACTTTCCCAAGTTCCCATTTAGAAACATTACTTCTACCAGCTTGTAAAGGAATCCCAAATTGTTCTAATGATAACCCCATATTTTTTCTTATGGTATATATCCTTTTACCTACTTCTTTTTTNAGATTTTCCTAATTCCCAAACAGATACATTACTTTTACCTACTTGTAAAATAAGTCCGAACTGTTCTAATGTTAAATTCATGTTTTTTCTTATTGAAAATATCCTTTTACCTACTTCTTTTTTATTGATTTTATTCTTCATTTGTTACATCCTCTAATAACCTTTTAGCTAATAGTAATTTCTCTTTCTTAGAAAGCTTTTCGACTTCATCGTATAAATTGAAATTAAAACCATATAACAATTCATTTAGTGTAATGTCAGCTATTTTACAAATGCTTGCCATCCTTTTTGCGTTAGGTAATGTGATCCCTTTTTCCCACTTGCATGTACTAGCTTTATCAACATTTAATAACTTGCCAAATGTTTCTTGGGTGAAACCTTTGCTCATTCTTATAAGCTTTATTCTTTGGCCAACTGCCTTCTTATCAATATTTTTATTCATCTCTTTGTCAGTCATACTAACACCTACTTTTCTTTTACAAAGCTACCATCAATCATTTTTCCAGTTCGTTTTGAAATCACGTTGTAAGCCGCTTCTATGCATTCGCAAAGTGTTAAGTTGTAATCTTTAGCGATAAAGTCCAGAAACTCAACATACTTAGCAACTTTTAAATCTAAGTTTGTTATTGACTCCGAAATGAAAGTATCGTATAAGCTAAGGTCTAACCTTTTCAACTCCACGATGTAATATTTATAATCAACGGCCATTGGTAATTTGTAATCAGTAAGCTTAATCAATTTAAAGATTATATATGGGTTCTTGGTTCTCATTCTTGTTGAGATGGCCAACGTTACATATATATCACCAATTGCATCCTTAATTTCTTCAATGGCTTTTTTGTTTCCATTCTCATAGCTTTCAATCGCTGTTTGTAACTCCAGGCATTCTTCACTAGACTTAAGTAATTGCTTGGTAAGTCTACCAGTTTCTAATATTCCTTTTTGTTCAGCCCATTCTATAATTGGGGTGTAATACTCATAATGTTGTTTTTGCATTCTTTTTCTCCTTATTCAAAATATTTTTTGCTGAAATCTTTATCAAACAAGAATTGAACTATTGCTATTATTCCCGTTGCAACTCCACCAATTAATTGCCAATCAATGTTAGTTAGCATTAAGAAGCAAGCACTAACGACCAGCACCGTCCAATAAATTACATTTAGTTTATCTTTTTTGATTTTTCTTTTTATTTTAGTTTTTAGCATTGTTACGTTCCCTTTCTCTGTTGACTTGGTTTATATAGTTGTAAATTCTTACCTTGTTGTAAGTCTTATTAGTTGTTAGTGTTCCCTGGATATATAAGAATGAATTATCTAAGCTTTCTATCTCTTTAATGAATTTGTTGAACTTGTCTTTTGACTTATCCATCTGTAAGAATTTTTTCAACTCATTTCTACTTATCCAATGATCTGGGTTTTCTATCTTATCCAGGTAAGCATTGTAAGGTTCTTGCATTTAATCACCTTCTTTCAATTTGTTTAAGTCGATATCTAATACCTTAGCTATCTTAACAGCGTGATCTAGTCTAGGATTTGATGTGTTACCATTGACTAACGCATATAATGTTTGCTGAAATATTCCTGTCTCTTTTGACAACTTATATACAGACATGTTCTTTTCTTCTAAACGCTCTTTTAATACGTTGTAAAACTCTTTCATAATAATTTGACCTTCTTTCGCTATATTGGTATAATTAATTTGAGTATTTCCTGGAAATTAAATTCTACTACTAAACCTTTTCGATGAAATACTGGATACTTAAAGAAAGGATGTGAATTATATATGGAATTAAATTACGACTGTATTCGAGATGTGCTGCTTGTTATTGAAAAAGTGACTACTTTCGATAAAAGTTTTACACTATATAACAATCTTAAAAATTTACAGCAATACACAATTGAAGAACTTCAGTACCACTTAAGACAATGTGATTTAGCTGGTTTTTTATACAAATATCAATCATTTATGGATGGTAATATCAGTGTTTTAGATTTAAGTTTTCAAGGTCATGAATTCTTACATTCTATTAGAACTGATAAAGTATGGTTTAAAACCAAAGATATTTGTAAAGAACTAGGTATCAAAACATTGAATGGAATTCTTCAAATTTCATCTCAAATCATTTCTCAAATCATTTCTGATAAGTTAGGTATCAGATAACTTTTTACTCATTATTGAATCTATTTCAACATCATCTAAGATTAATTCAATAGTGAGTTTTGTTCTATCAGTATCAGCCTCAATGCTATAACTGATTAATTTATCTAATTTAACATCATTCAAATAGAATTCGTTATTAATAATTGTAAATTTCATCCCCTCTCCTCCTTTCACCTCTCTTAGAAATAAGAGGTATTATTCATTTAATCTTGCAAAATTGCAAGTTAATTGTTAAAAAAAATAGTGAATGCTTCCTCTTGACTTAAGTTCAATTTTTGTCTGATTAAATTTGCTTCATCAACATAAAATCCGCTGGAATTAGTACGGTTGATTTTATTTGCAAAACCATTTAATGTCAAACCTAATAATTTAGCCATAGTCTCATAAGTAACCTTATTTTTTTTCATTTTAACTTTTAATAAATCGTAGTCCAAAATGCTACCTCCTTTCTTGCGTTTTTGCAATTTTAATTTTATACTAGATTTTATTTTTTGTCAATACTTTTTTGCAAGTTTTTTATTATTTTTTTAAAATAACTTGCGTTTTTACAATTAAAATGTTAAAATAAAAATTACAAAGGTGGTGGAAATAATGAGTAACAACAATGTTGGACAAAGAATTTTTGAAGCTAGAAAAAGGAGAAAAATATCTAGAAAAGAAGTTGCTGATTTTTTACAAGTACACGAAACAACTATAAAAAGATATGAAGATGGAAATACTAAAAAATTACCTACTGATAGATTAGAAAAAATTGCAAAATATTTAAACACGTCTATTGAATACCTAATGGGTTGGGAAGAAGAACAAAAACCCCAAGGAATTAAAATACCAGTACTAGGGACAGTAGCTGCTGGAATACCTATTTCAGCTGTTGAGGATATATTGGACTATGAGGAAATACCTCAAACATGGAAAAATCAAGGTGAGTTTTTTGGACTTAGAATTAAAGGTGACAGTATGAAACCAGATATAAATGATGGAGATACTGTTATCGTAAAACAACAAACAATAGCTAACAATGGAGATATAATAATC